CTAAATAAAATAGGCGCTCTGATAGTTTTGGGTTTGGATGAGCTCTTCAGGGGTGCCCCGGGTCAGCAGCTTCTTTTTGGTGCGCGCCACCAGCTTTTTCGGCCCCGTAATGATGATCTGGTGTCCCAGCCACGTGCCGAAACTAGCCACAATGGTGCCCACGTCACCCACCTGGGTGAGGTGCAGGCCCCGTGGTGGCTGGGACGATTCGGTAGCACCCACCCACCAGGCGTCGGATTCGTGGGTGACCACCGGTTGAATAAACAGCCATGGCGCGGTGCTGGCCAGCTGCCACAGGCCTTGCAGCTCATAGAGCTCACCGGGATAGTCCGCGCTCAAAAACAGGTGGGTGTGTGGGGTGCGGCCCTTCATGAGCATGTCCACGATGATTGCGCGGGCCTCCGCCAGGCCAGTGCCGTGCGCAATCAGCAGCATGTCTTGGTCGTAGTCCAGGTTGTAGCCGCCGCCAGCCGCGGCAATGCGGATGCGGTCCCCCTGCCGGGCGGTAGACAGCAGCGACGGCGCGTGCACATGAAACTCGATCTGGCCAGCATCGTTACAGGGGATGCTGGGGCTCAGATTGGTCCACCGGCCGCCCGAATAGTCGGTGTTGACGCTTAAATACTGGCCGGGCTCGTATTCGATGGGGGTGTCCACGATGAGCCGCACCACCGCAATATTGCGGCAGCGTTTTTCCACCTCGACAATTTGCCCAATGACCGGGTGGAAGGGACATAATGCGGCTGCTTCATCCATGACCTCGGCGGCCTGTCGCACGGCCCGTTTGATAATGAACACATCGTAGGCGCTGATGTCGAGGCAATACCGATCCAGCACCGGCGAAATCGCATCCGCTAGTGGCCGGTAGCGGCGGAAACCATGGGCAGCTAAAATCTCTGTAACATCGCGCAAGTGTTCGATGGTTTCCGGGTAGAGATTGCCCTCATTATCTGAGCCGTGAAATAGTCCCACTAATGCGTCCCCGAGCGGATAATCAGGGCTTACGATTAATTGGGCATCGGGAACATAGCGGAAATATGTAGTGAATACCTCACGGGAAAAACCGTCGCCGATCAATCGTAGCTGGTCGGCTACTTGGTTTGGTGGGGTAGTTATCGTCACATTTAATATTCTAACCATTTGTAGTGGTTTAAAAAATAATGCGTGACTTTTGGTTCTGAAATAAGCGATAAACTCGAATTTTAAAAAGTAGAAGATTTATTAAAAGGGAACCAGCAAAAAGCATTGTTGTTATTGGAAATAATCATAATGCCAGCGTGCCAGCATTATTGATGGTTTGATGATTTACTGAAAACGGTGTGGGGTATGCGGCAGTCGGTCTGTGATTAATTTGCTTGTCGACGCCGGTTCTGGCCATGGTTGTAATGGGCTATAGAAATCGCATAAATTATAGGTCAGTGAACAAAATATATGCAATATTCATTATATGAACAGGTAGTGGCAGTGAAACTAGTGATTTTTCTGGCGGGCACGATTCACTAATGATAACCTAACTATTACCTAATGGGCTGCATTGATTCGAGAATAATCTAGCAACTGGGGGGTCGGGTAGCCGAAAGCGGGGGTAGCTTTTGGGGTAATGAAATAATTGATTTCTGGTTTTCCTATCGAAACGCTTTGCATTCGGCCGGAACTTTGTTAGCTCCACGTTTAACAGGACCCCCACGTACACCATGACGTGGGGGTCCTTCTTTTTTGCCCTATGACCTGCGTAAAATAATAAGCGACAACAAACGACACAGTGGGACATGAGTGTAAGTATGCGGACCACATGTAGACCGCAAGACCGCCCATAGACCACAAATAATCGCAGGAAACAACCCCTCATGCCCGCCCCTAAAAAACGCCTCTTCGGCACAATATCACGGCTATCATCCGGCAAATACCGCGCCCGCTACACCGGACCTGATGGCAAAAAATACTCCGGCCCCCACCCATTCTTCACCAAAGACGATGCTGGTGCCTGGCTGCGTCAAGAACAAAAACTCATTGAATTCGACGAATGGCAACCCCCGCACCTCCGGTACCGGACGAAAGAAGACGATGCCCGAACCGTCGGCGATTGGCTACGCCAGTGGCTAGACCTCCAAGAAAAACGCCTAAAGCCCTCCACTATGGTGAATTACCGCACCACCCTCGACCGCCGTATTCTCACTATCACAGGCAAAGCCGGTCGGCTCCGCACCATCCCCCTGGTAAGACTTACCCGCCGTGATGTAATCGACTGGTGGGACGCGCTCACCATACAATTCGGATACCAGCCCTATAACCGTGCGGCATATGTGCGCCTTCGCACCGCGATACAGGCAGCGGTAGACCGGGATCTGATCCCTACTAATCCAGTGGACGTGAAAGAGGCCCGCCACAAGCCCAAGCCAGCACGCAAGGAACTGCCCGAAGCCGCCACCATGCAGAAAATTGTGGACAATTTAAACCCGACCCATAAGATAATAGGTATCCTCACGTTCTTCCATGGCATGCGCATAGGAGAGGTGCTAGGCCTCAGGCGTAAAGACATCACCATTACAGGTGACACCATCCTCATCCATATCAGGGGAAACGCCTACCGCACCTCAAATGGTATGAAATACCAGGATACCCCCAAAACCAGCGCCAGCCACCGTACCATCCCCGTCTTTAAAAAATTCCACCAAGACATCATCGACCACCTGGCCACCATCGGTGACAGCCCAGACGCTTTCATCTGCACCACCGGCTCCGGCAAAATCATCCTAGACACCTCCTACAGGTCCGTCCTCCACCGTGCTAAAACCCGCGCCGGGATCACCGAGCGTATCAGCCCGCACTATGGTCGTGTGTGGCTTATCACCACACTGGTGGAGCAAGGTATGACGATCCCTGCTATCGGTGAGTTGTTGGGTCAGGTGGATCTGAAGACCATCACTGAGATCTATATGCGCACCTCCAATGCCAGGCGCCAGGAGGCATTGCAGCGGGTGAGTGACTCGCTCATGGGTTCATAAATGTAAAACTATTGGTAATAATATAACCGCCTGGCTATATTATTACCAACGATGTTACTTTCACCCACATGGGGAATGCACTGGTTTTTTATTTTGAGGGTTGGTCAAATTTTCAGACCTTCAAAAATAAAACCGCAGGTCACGCTTTTTTAGTGGGGTTTCGTGAAAAATAACCCAAGTAAGGATCAAAATAAACCCCCGGAAGCCCGGGGGGTTGTTGCCCTATTGTGTCGCTTTGATTGGCGAGCCGGGGCGGTTAGCGTGCCAGGCTTTCACCTCCTCTGCGTCCCATAGGGGTGTGCGGCCATCGAGGTGCGCTACGGGTTGGGGTGTTCGACCGCCTGCATGATAGTTCGCCCAGGTGCGTGGGCCGATACCGCAGTAGGTGGCGCAGTCGATGACTCGCCATAACACCCGCCCTGTGGCTTGGTCGGTGATAATAGGGATTACCGTCATCGGTCGAATTCCCGTGCTAGCAGGGTGATGATGCCAATCGTGTAGATTAGCAGCCATAGTGGGTTCGGCCGGGTGTAGAGGAACACCGCAACGGCAACCGAAATGCCCCACCGGATTGATGTTTTCATTTTGCCTCCTTTAAGAAAAGGGTAGTGTGGAGGGGTGCCCCCCGCCCCATCTATGACATGGGGCGGGGAGGCTACTTCTTCCGCTTTCCGCGCCGGTATCGCTTCACGCCTTTCCGGTGTTTCCCAGGCTTACCGCCTCTCGGGAAAAACCAGGCCAGAAGGCCGAGAATAATACCAGCTGCTTCCCACGGACCGGGGGAGCGCCAGGGTGACATATCATCACCTCCCTCCACTATTGAGTTCTCCCTGTTCCTTGGTGGAACACTACCCATTATACAGTTCTAGAACGTTACGTGTCAAGTGGGGGTATTATAAAAAATAACCCCCACCCTCGTGATGAGGATAGGGGACTTGGCTTATAACAATCTAGCTATAAAAACCGCGCCGGGGATTAAGAATATCTGCGATCCATCCAATCATGAACAACCCCATTGTGCATGTGTATAGAACCCCTTTGCCGATTTTCCCTACATAGTAGTGGTGCAACCCGATGTAGCCACCAAAGAAAAGGCAAAGAAGGTAGATAGCGTAGCTCTTGTTACCGCTTAGGCCTATACTGGTTTGCAAATATCCCCGTAATGGTGCCCTACCAATGGAATTGTTGGGACCTACTAGCTCTGCATTGTAGTATCCCAGTCGCTGCGGATTGGGGTAATGGGGTTCTTCATATTCCCAATCACTATATGCGTCATCTTCGAGTTCCGGCCGGTACCGTCCGGGAACATTATAGGTGTAAGGGTCAAAAGCATAAGGCACCAGCTGCGGGATCGGGCATACAACAGGATTATATAGATCCTTATCTGTTATCTCTTCAAAGGTCGCAGCTTTGAGGGCAACTTCAGCAGAGGTGGCAGTTTCCCTGAGATAGGCATGGCATACAGTAATGAGCCCCAGGGAATCGTAGTGCTCAATGATGGGGAGGAATTTTGCCCCCGTCGCCTTACTTAACTCCCCGATTCGCTTACCGTCTAGTCGAACCTCGACCCCGGCCCAGCGGGTGCGCGTACCAAGAAGCACCTTGTGCAGCGTTACAAGAATGTAGGTTTTCTTATGGCCTAGCCCCGTATATGGTTGCAGCACATCGAGGTGGTCTTTCTCCTTAGTGACCTGGCTAGCTTGTCCCCGGGGGATGGCGGCCCATTTTCGTGAAGGCGGATTGTTAATAGGCACGATCATGCCAGGTGGTTGCGGCCCAACATGCACCGACATGTGAACATCGTTGGGATTGAAATTAGGCTGTGTCTCATTCGTCCACAAAGTACCCCTCACTCCGGCATCGAACCCGCTAGCGGCAAGGCGTGCCAGTTCGGGAAAATAATCATCAGTCTCCAAATCAGGTATATAAGCAATAACCCGGTCTTGCCACCTGACCGATATTGCATGACCTGCCTCGGAATGTGGATTGTCCATTTCCAACACGAGCGTTGCATCAAACCGGCGAACTTTATGCTCATTCAATGGAACAAGTTTTCTGATATCGTTAAGCGCTGTTCGATAAAAGGACTCACCTACGGTTTCCTGATCGCACCATTCCCTGGTAGATCGAGCATCATAGATGCTAGGCATGATTGTCTCCTCATGTTTTTATGAGCTTCCTTTAAGAAAAAGGTTACCCGTTAAACTGTTCTCCGCATATAGGTTTTAGATAAAGATTCGGTCACGAGGTTTCGTAGCAATTGAGGAATCACTAGTCCTGAATGCAGTACTGCGGTATCTTCCCTTTGGCGTAGAGCTGTCTCCAAATCCCAACCATGAGAATAGTCACGCCCAGCTCGTGAGCGATCGAGCTTATACTGTCACAGCTGATTTCGGCCGCCATGTAATCATTCTCATCTATGAGTAAGATTGCGGCCCATTCGTTTGCTTCACGTTCCTGTTGTTCGCGCGCCAATCCTGTTGCGCCAAGCTGGTGTCTATAGTGGGCATGCCCTAGCTCGTGTGCTAGCGTGCACAATGTTTGCACTTCGTGCATGCCCTCCCGAAGGCTGACGGTGCGGGTTACCGGATTCCAACCACCCTTCTTACCACCGGTATGGGTAACTATCATAACGCCCATCTCTTCGGCTAATTGTTCCAAATCAAGCATGGTTATCATGACTGCAACCTCTTCCGCTATCGTTAAGCACCGTCTGGCAAAAAAGCTCGCCTACGGCTTCTTGATTGCACCATTCTCTAGTGGATCGGGCATCATAAATACCGGCCATGGTCGTTCCCTCATGTTCTTATGAATATTATTTAAGGAAAACACTACCCGCTAAAGACTTATTCGTATATAGGTTTTAGATAAAGATTCGATTACAGGCCATGCACATAATTATCAAATACATCAACCCCGGTCACCTGAGCGCGCCGGGGTTTGTTTGTAGGTAAGGGCTTTAAGCTTCTTCTTGGGCGTTTAGTTCCTTGAGGTAGGCTACTCCATCAATGCACTTAGCAGTGGCCTTGATTTCTTCGATGACCTTGGGGGTGCTGATGATTTGGTCGCTTTTTTCTAGTATGAGCCAGCAATCATGCTTTTCGACGAGATCAGCGACTTTCTTGACGGCTTTAGGCTTGGGTACCGGTGCCGGTTCTGTACTGTAAGCAGGAATGAGCACCAAAACGTATTGACCATCATTAACTTCTTTGATCTTGTAGGCTCTTCCAGGAAACGGAATTGATTTAGGAAAGAGAGCAGATGCGCTAACCGCAGCGTATTGTTCTTCATCGCCGTACCAAGAGCAGATAGTAATGCGGCCGGTTCGCTTAAAAACCTCCAAAGCTGCGGTGTAAACGAGCGCAAGCCTTTTATCGGAGAGTGAAAGCATATTCTGTGGGCCGCCGACACTAAGAATTCCCATGCCATCTAGGCTAGTCCCGAATTGGGAAACCCGCTGGTTGTAGCACAAAAATTACGGACCATCGCTGTAATTATCGTCACCTAGGAAGCCTTCTTCTTCTGAGTCATCGGCAACCATTTCATCACCGCGCCACGAGCTTTTGCCACTGACTGTGGCCGCTGCGGCCCAAGGATCATCCGGCTTGGGCTCAGGTTTTAGTTCATTTACTCCATCACTAGGCTTATGCCCTGCGATGGTGCTCATCTCAAAACTGCCTTCGATTAGGCCCGAGTTGTTTACTCGCTCGATAAGTGTTTCTAGTAGCTCGGTGATAGTGGCATCTCGGAGAGCCGCCTTGATTGGGGATCGCTCGCCACCGAGGTCGGATGGCTCAAGCATTCCGTTGTCAACTAGGGCGTCGATGGGGCTGACTCCGTAAGCTTTTGCGATCGCTATCACGTTATCGGCGGTCGAGTGCCCCCGTTCTACGTGACGTAGCAGAGTTGGCGCAGCTAAGCCCGATTTTTTTGCGGCAATAGTTGGTGTCGGTGCTCCTGGCAGCGATTTTAACCAAGTATCAAAGTTCATGATTCCATTATGTACTTCATCTTTTACGTGCGCAAATGTGGATATTTTAGAGATCGCTTGACAATATGTAATTGCGAGTACATAATGTAGTCAAAGTTCAAAAATGGAATTGGTGGAAAGATGCTTAAAAAGATTCGCCCTGGTGCGCTGGATGAGATTGCGTACAGTATCGGGGCTAAGAATGACCAGGAGTTGGCCGATTTTTTGGGGGTTACAGCTACAGAGCTGGAAGGAATTCGTTATCGCGGCGTCAATGTAATTCAGGCTGCCGATATTCTTCGGCGGCGTGAGGCGTACTTACGTGCAGTTGAGTTGCTAGACGTTGCGGCGTCATAAAGCAAATAGAGAAGAAAAGGAGTTGATTGTGATGGGTGAAGATATCGATCTAGAGGGGGCCGTGTACGTTCTTGTGGGTTCGTCGCCGGCGGGTTTGACCGCTGATGAGGCGGATACTTTTCGGGAAGCTTGTGTACACGACTTCGTGAAGAACAAGAGTGCGAAAGATCCTGAGGGTAAGGGGCTTGACGCATTGGTGAAAGAGACCTTGGCGGGACTGCAACTGTCGGAAAAGGATTTGGATGAACGGCAGTTGGCTAATGTTCGGACGGTTTGCGGTGCTTACCGTTACCTTGCTGGTGTCTTGACGTCTAAGGGCGGTACGGCGTCTGAGGATTCTACTGGGGACCAGGACGCTTCTGAAGAATCGTTGGGTGATGTGCTGGTGGAGGTGTCTAACCCTCGTGTAGAGGTGCAGATCACCACGACAGGCGTGATGATCCGCCCAAAGACCGGGGAACAGCGCCTGTGGCTGAGTACCGCTGACGCGAAGTTCTTGGCGACGGTGGTCAATAACCGGTCGGGATTGGTGGACAATACGTGGTTTACCGCGTGAGGGACAGGCTTTACTGTCCCTCACGGATCCTAGATTGGCCAATCGTTACGTGGGGTATCGGAAATTTCGAAGAAGAATGGAATATTTTCACTGAAATTGAGCGAGACAGTGGTTCCATTCGGAGTCTTGAAAGTCACGATCCCTGGGAACACTCCTTGAAGCAGTCCTTCAATAGCTTCTTTGTTCCCCTCGTCAACTTTAAAAGAGAAAAACGACCCCGCGTATTTGATTTGCATGTACATGTAGTCACCTCCTTCCCAGGGTGAGCGGCCCTAGGGGAAGGATAAACCCGAGAGAAAGTAAGTGGAAGTAGAAGAAATGACAGGAACGAGTGATTCTTTGGCGGTTGCCATAGCTGAGCGGTATCTGGCGGATACGGTCGAGCATTTTCAAGTTTGGGAGGCGCATTATCCCAAGCCTGAAGGCGACCCCAGCCAAGAGGCTTTGGCCTCGTCAGAAGAGGCTTCTGTTCGTTTGATCGAAATAATCCTGGAATACGCCAAAGAGACCGAGGATGCGTTGCTTCGCGTTGGCACTGCTTTTGACGCGAATTTTACTTACGCGACTGCGATAAGGCTTGCCGAGGATGGTGGCGCTTATTCCGTTCGTGGAGTCAAACTGAGCAGTGACCGTTTGGGCTGGTCTGTTGTTGAATTGAGCATTACCACTGTGCGACGTATTGCTTATTTTTGCCGGCAACGATCGCTTGTTGATCGTATCCGGGTTTATGGACAGTTGGTGCACTATTTTCATGGGTTACTGGGGCCTTGGAAAAGTGTTGCGGCTGATGTTTCAAGTGAGTGCATTTCCGGCTTAATCATAGCTATTGAGTTGTTGGTCACGTCGCTCAATGAGTACCACAGTGAGGGGCATGGTGTCGTCGTAAAGCAGGATCAGGGAGCCTCCTAATGTCGCGTTATATGTCAACCCGGGAAGCGGCGGAATACCTGCGGATTTCAACCCGCACGTTGCAGCGCTATGCCAGGGAAGGGCGACTGTCTCGGATCCGGCTTTCTCGGCAGAAAATCTTGTATATCCGCGCGGAGGTAGAGGACTTGGTGGAGCGCAACACCTATCGCATCTAGGTCCCAGGTAGAGTCCTGGCCCCGTTGCCGGCGGGTTATCCGGCACCAGGCCCATGAAATGGCCGCATCCTTCCGGGCTTCATATGGATGCTGCTGGTTCGAATCCAGCCATGGGCACCAAGCACCACGAGGTGTGGTGCGTAAACCTTCAAGAGAAAGGAATAAGTGATGATGAGTAGTGCGGATTTGGGGGCTGGTGTGGTGAGCGTTCCGTTGGGGTGTGACGGTTCGCTGGTGCAGATTCACCTGCACGTTCACGCAGATGCCGATCAGGATTGCACGATCGATTTGGTTGCTACGGATGATGGGGTTCAGGTTCGGCTGCGGGGTGTGCAGCCGCTGGATGATGGCGTTTTGGATGTGCTGACTGATGACCCGATTGACATTGATGTGGATGATCTCCTGAAGCATTGGGGTGACGAGGGTGATGGCGATGATGATGGCGCTGCCGCAGGGGAAGCCGCCCAGGGTGACTCGTATCCTGCTCCGAATCCATTGCCGCAGGATGATGCCACGCACGTGTACCTGGGAAAGCTTTTTGATTGGACCGTCGCTGAGCGCGTCGATGATGGGGTGGTCTTCACCCGCGGTGAGCGTGAGCTGTTCCGCGTGCCGGAAGAGCGGTTCGAGGAAATGCGCCAGTTGTTCGTCCTGGAGGATACCGGCCTTATCACTATGCATGTTGATGGTTTCCGCGTTGTCCGTGAGGACTGGGATGCGTGCATCTTTGATGGTGACATCTTCTTTGAGGCGATCCCGGCTGAAAAGTTCGCACTGTTGAGTCGCCTGTTCACGTAGCCGCCGGCCTCACCTAAACCCCTTGATGATTTTGGTCCCCCGCTGGGGAAGGCGGGGGATCCGTAAACACATTCCCAAGACCAGAGAAAGGAAAGAAGAAATGTCCTGGAAACGTATTGGCCAGTCTAACACCTACGAGGCCCACTTGGCGTATAAGTCGTTACGCCGTCACGCTGCGGGGAAGAAAATGACCGCTGCTGGGCGGCGGGCGATGCTGAACATGGGCTACATCGACGAGGACGGTGCGATCACCGTGATCGGCAAGCATGTGCTCCGCGGCGGCGACTAACAACTATCGCTGTGGCGCAATTGAAATGAAAGAAGGAAATGATGACCGAGATTGATAAAGGGAAAACAATCATGAGCCAGCTGCAATTGAAGCTGCGGATCCGGCTGAGGCCGGGTGTGGAGCGAATCGGCGTTTTCGGTGCTTTCACCGGCCAGTCGTACCCGGATTTGTGGGAAGTTTTGTGGGGCGGGGAGCTCATCGCCTCGTTCCGTAGCTGGGGTGATGCGGTGGCTTACGCCCACATGAAACTTGCTGCGGCCCAACAAGAACGATATATGGCGTTAGTGCGGACCGCTACTCGGCCGCCCCGCCGGTTGGCACTGGAGGCTGCATAATGTCGGATCTTAACTATCTGGAGGCGGATGCGGCGTTGATCGTGGCATGTTTGCCTGAGGAGATCGACGACGAAATCACCAAGGAGCAGCTGCCACTTTTCTACAACTACGCGCTGCTGCTTCGCGTCAAAGGCACCGATACGCAACTGGAGGATGTACATGACGCATGGTCGGCTTGGGCTTCTGCTGCCCGGCCAGATCACCCTGCACTGGTGCCTTTTGAGGAGCTCACACCGGAGATTCAGGCCTTGGATCAGCCTTTCCTTGATGCTATCCGGGAGGCCGCCATGGTTCGAAAGGAGGGCGTAACGGTATGGCTGCGCCAAGATTAGACCAGGAGTTACTACAGAGCCTCAACGGCGCCTGGAGCGGTATGGAACGCACTATGGCGTGGCAGCAGGAAGTAATTAAAAAGCTGATGGACCGTTCGTCATCGTTGGATGCGCTGCATAAGGCGGTGGATGCCACGGACCGTATCAATAAGCTGCACACTGAGCTGGATCGAGTAAAGCGTGATCGGGAGTCCTTGCGCATCGAAAACCGCCAGCTGGAGCAGCAGTTGGCCGATGCGATACATTCTCGTGATTGGGATGAGCTCTGCGACTTGGTAGAAGCTGCTCAGGAAGGAGTCGTAGATGTTACCAAAGCTGCGGCCCAGTCCAGTAACTCCAGCGTTCCCGCGAAAGCTTTGGGCGAGCTGATTACCCGTATGGGTGCGGTAACCGCCAAGCTGCGGGAAATCGTCGATGGGGCTGGCGGTGCTGGCGCCGATGCTGAATCGGGGAGCGATCATGCCTGAGAAGATGCCGGCGCGTTCCAAGCTGGTTGTGGATATTCGAGAGCTGCAGCGTGCTATCCGCGCGGTGGTCGGGGTGACAGAGCGCAAACCAGAAATCTATGATGTGGTGCGCCTCATCACCTACGCCGGGAGTCTGCTGGTGGTTGCCGCGAACCCCCAGCATGTGGCGCAGGCCTATGTGAGTGCCTATTTTGATGATGTGGAAGAGGCTCACCGGGTGGTGGAAATCACCGCAGCTAGCGCCAAGCTTTTCTTAAAGCTCAAGCCGGATAAGGAAGAAGACGACGCAAGGGCTGCTATCTTCATCCGTGACGAGGAAGTGCAGTTGCAGGATCTTTCCGGCACTTGCGGTGACCTGACGGAGGTGACCGCGGCCCGGGCTGATTCGGCGTTCACCACAGATGTGGCGCAGTTGTTCGACCGGGTGCGCGCTGAGGCAAAAGCGTCCGCAAAAGGCCCCGCTGGGGATGTGGGGCCAATCATGTTCACCTCCGCCCAGGCTGCCGCGCTGGGTGCTGCGGCACACCAGTTTGATACAGATATCACCCCGGTGCCGCTCGCAACCCAACGCCACCGCGCCAGGGTGTATGTCGCATTGAAAGATGTATTCGAGTCGTATTCCTTTGTGCCTGCTGACCGCGGCGTTCAAGAGCCCCTCCCGGGGCTTCCCGGCGCGGATGTAGGGTCGTCTAATGTCGGTGCGGATGCTGATATGGGATCGGTGGGCGTGGTGCGTGATGGTGATGGTTTTGAGTACGACACAGTAATTGATGGGGCGAAGCCCCAGAAAGCGCGGGTGCGGTTAGCGCGCTCGAATCCCACGGGCGGTGCGGTATGACCGGCGGGATGTTGCCGTGTGGTGGTGATGCCGAGCTGGGGATCTGTCAGCAGCGTGATATGCAGGCGACCCCGTCTGCGCCGAGTCTGTGGGATCCGTCTGCGGCGGGTGAGCCGGTGGCGCGGATGCGGAAGCGCCACCAGCAGGCCAAGTTGCTGTGCGCGCAATGCCCTCTGCTTGAGGCTTGCGAACGGATGCTATCAGACTGTGAGTGGCGTGGGGTGCGAGTTGCCGGTGTGGTTGCCGGACGTTATTCGGATCGCCCCCAACCGCTAACCAGCAGCGATCCTTATCAGCTGTGCTGCCGGTGGTGTGGTGGGCCTATGGACCCGCAGGCCCTGGTGGCGGCCCATGCGCGGAAGAGGTGCTGTCATACACCGTACCAATATAAACAGCACCATATGGGAGAAGGCCTTTGCCAACGCTGCTATCAGGGCCATTCCCGGGCGGCTCGTGCCGCTAGGAAAACGCAGCCCGTGCGTCGTACTCGGCGCCGTCGGGCGAGTGCGCGTAAACCCGCCGCCTAGGCGCGGCACGACAGGAACGCGCGTGATGGTTTGTATTGCGCGCGTTTATATTTTTGAGATTTACAAGGAGAGGTGAAGGAAAGATGCCTTGGCTCCGTATGGGAGACACGTTGGTTACCCACCCGCTCATGATTCGACTACTCGAAGTGTGCAAGGGGAATCACCAGCTGAAGAACGAAGCCGTGGGTGTGCTAGCGCAGCTAGCAACCATGGCGGCGGCACACCTGACGGATTATTGGATTGGCTACGGGTCGCTTTATCAGGTCGCGCCGGGGAGGGAAGAGGCCATGCTGGAGATGTTGTGTGGCGCTGGTCTGCTTTTCCAGGAGGAAGGCCCTGAGGGGTATCCGGCGCTGCGGATGGTTGATGACCGGGAGCTTTTCCACATGCGATCGAAGGAAGAAGTGGAAATGGATCGCCTGCGGTCGAAAGATAAGCGTAATATTGATCTGCTTGTGAAGGTGCGGTTGCGCGATGGGGATCAGTGCCGCTGGTGTGGCTGTTGGGTGGATTGGCGTGACCGGAGAAGCGGACATCGTGGCACATATGATTCGCTCAGCGGTCATAAGGATTCGACGCCGGAAACGCTTGTGGTTGCTTGCCGTTCGTGTAATAGTGCCCGTGGTGCCGGTGAGGTTAAGGAGCTTCGGGATCCTCCAGCCCCTGAAGAAGTGTACTACAACGCGCACACCGCGGCTTTCATTAACGATTCGCGGTATGCGCAAGAACGCGGTATTTATGTGGTTTCCAATGTTGAGCGCAGGAAGCCGCGCCGCCGGCGGCAAGAACAAGAACAGGCTGCACAACAGCCCCGGCACGGTAAGCAGCGACCCCAGCAGCAAAGCGATCCAATGCGCTTGGCAGATGAGCCTAAGGCTGCTGGGGCATCGCAGGTGGCCAGTGTGGATGCTGTTGGCCCCGTATCGGGGTTTGATGATCCGTTAGAGGCGGCGCCTGATTGGGTTTCCGGGGAGGAGCCACCGGCGGGGTGGGTGCCGTCGGGGATGATGGATTTCGCCGATGACCCCGAAGACGGTAACGATATGGGTGTGTCGCCGACTGCCGCGGAAGCAGTAGCAGGAGAGGAGAACCCTCCACGACCGCCCTTGGAAGATCAGAAGCGGAATGGCACCCCGCCGGGCATGCCGAGTGGGAATCATGGCAGTAAGTCGCGGCGTCGTGGGCGGCGGTGGCGTAAGCGCGGGCGTGGGAAGCGGAAGCAAGAATAAGAACTGATGGCTCGAATATTAAAGAAAGGTAGGTGATATAGGAGGCGTTGCCTATTGTTACCCGCTTCAGCAGGGCTGGGGCGGGTAGTCGGCGTGCGCGCGATCAGGTGGGTTGGCGCCTAGCCGTGCGGTGGACACGGGTGGAAGCGTGCTGCGACCGCTGTTGAGTGCCTTCTTGTTGGTCGCAGTAAAGATAAAGCGGAGGCCGCTTGCAAGCAAACGGTCTCGGATACTCCTTCCACGCATGGTGGACGAGCTGCTTTTAGGATACCGATTTTTGCCAATGATGGTGTATATGTGCACTTAGAAGGGGTTCCCGGGCTTGTGCCCGGGTTTTCTTTTGCCCTGTTTTATAACGAAACGGTAAAACCTAGTACAGATCTAGATCGGACCTAGATCGAAACTAGACCGATGGGGTGACGGATCTGGGATCGTCGGGTCGGGGCGGGTCGGGTAGAGCCGTTAGGTGGGAAGGGCGGTGGGTAGACTGCAAATCTATCGAGGGATACCTATTTAATATGGAGAGGAAGGACTGGGATGGATGACTACCTACTACACGAACTAGGCAAGTCTCTGTACTCACTGGAACGTAACGGTGACGGGCTAGGGGAGCTGCTCACCTTTAACCACGGGAGTAGTACCACTGATACCCCGGGGCGCGCGGTGTGCCACTCAAAGCCCCCGGTGAATCTGACGGTGCTGGATTTACTTGTTCAGACGGAGGGACTGTTGGGGTTCTGGGCGTCGGAAGTGTTGGCGTGTGGTGGTGATGTTGAGGGGCCGGTGCCTGAGGGGACCACGGCTATGGCTGCGTGGTTGCAGCGGTACCTGGATGTGGCAGATAGCATGCCGTGGGGTGAGATGATGGCTGAGGAGGTTATCGCCCAGGCGCGCATGGTGGCGTCTGTGGTGGAGCCTGATAGTGAGAGTGAGGAACCATCCCCGCCGGAGTGGGCGACGTGTCGGGTGGCGGCGTCGTGGGCTCGGCGCTCTGGGGCGCAGGTGTCGCGTACAACAGTGTATCGGTGGGCGCAGGCGGGGAAAGTTGCCACCGAAAAGGATGATGCCGGTGGCATGTTGGTGCGGCTAGATGATGTGTTGGCACGTGCCGGGGCGATGCGTGGTGCGGTATCCTTTGGTGTGGGACAGGTGTTGGTGTAAACTGACGTTCGGAACCCCTGGGTGGAAAGCCTGGGGGTTTAGTCATGCCTAGGATTGGGGAGGAGGGGATCATGGGATCAGAAGGTATGGATACAATCCAACAAGAGATTGACCGTCGCTTCCGGTATCACGAAGGCACCGACGATCAGTGCGAAGACTGCATTAAAGTAAGGGCAAGCATGCAGGCGGCGGCGCACCAGGTGGCGGCGATCGCACCGGACTGCAGGGAGCGTGAGCTAGCCATCACGCACTTGGAGCAGGCATTGTCATGGGCGATCGCTGCTATTGTCCGCCCGTCGCAAGGCGGTGCTGCTGATGGCGTGGCGTAACGGGTCGTCGCGCACGTCTGCGGCTGAGTGGAAACGCCTACACCGATTAGCGGGGCGCCACCTTCCTTATTGGTGTGCCTATTGTGGTGTCGAACCGGTGACAGGACGAGGTGGCTTGGAGTTGGACCACATCGTCCCGGTCGCTGAGGGCGGCACCGATGGGCTCGATAATCTCCAGTGGTTGTGCCCGTCGTGCCATGTGGAAAAGTCCCGGCGCGAAGCGGCACGGGGGATCAGTAGGCGTGTGGCGCGCCGCCGGCTGTATAGCAGGTTTGCTGCCCGCCATCCTGGCCTGAAATAAGGTGATCTAGGCCACGTGGGGTGGGGGGTGCCCCGCCGCCGGCCGGTCCCTGGTACGGGGCACATACGGCCCCCGGCTGTGTACGGGTTTCAGGGTTTTTGCTGTTCAGGATAGGTTTCTTGGTTTTGGGTGCTGGTTGGCGGTGCGCATTGCAGCTGTGACCTGCGGCTTTGCATTATGGTGTGGGTCACTATTTCCTTGGCTACCTATCCCCTCGGTCATTGGTAGCCGGAAAGAGTAAATATGCCAAGCTAGGACTAGGTATATCGTAACGCTTATGGTAAAATACAGATTATGAGATTGGCGTGTGAGGTGTGCGAAGCCCGGCTGGAGATCCCTACACGGGGACGCAGCCCGCGGTTTTGCTCGTCCGCATGCAGGCAGAAGGCTTACCGTCGGCGTCGGCGTGAGCAGTTGCCGGCCCGGATGCGTGAGCTAGATCGGTGGACGGCGGCTGATGGCAAGCGGCCCGTCACACCTACCGGCTCCCCTGCGTCAACTACTAAGCCGGAAACCTGGACCACCCACGCTGAGGTACAGGATGGTCCGCACGGCGTCATGCTGGGCGGTGGCCTAGCCTGTATCGACCTTGACCACTGCATCAACCGGCGCGGCAAGGTGGCCGACTGGGCTGTTGAGATTATCCGGGCGGTGCCAGGTGCCGTTGTGGAGCGTTCGGTCTCCCGGCAGGGGCTGCATATTTTCGGGCTGCTCCCGGAGGGTCCAGGTCGGCGGCGCGGCCGCGTGGAAATCTATTCCCGAGCCCGATTCATTCGGACAACAGAAGATATTTACCGCATGGGCGGCCTCGTTGATCTGGCCCCCGCGGTGCGAGTAGCTGCCGCGTTGCAGCGAGAGGGGCGTATCCCCGAGCGGTAACAAGTGGTGAAGGAGGTGGTTGGTCATGGTGCGTGGCCCAGTACCGAAGCGTAGCGACCAGAGACGCCGGCGGAACAAACCGGAGGCTGATGCTCCCGCTGTGGTGGTGGCCATGGGGCAGCAGGTGGTGAAACCGCCCACAGAGGACCGGGCGTGGCACCCTTATGCCAAGGACTGGTTTAGGGCGTTGAAGCGGTCCGGCCAGTCGCAGTTCTATCAGGAAAGCGATTGGCGTGAAGCAAAGCTAGTGGCCTGGCTTATCACCCAGGAGCTAAGTTCCCCGACCGGTGCTCGTGCTGGGATGATGGATGTGATCTTCTCCCGCGCTGATGCTCTGATGACAACCGAGGGGGCCCGCCGGCGCCTACGTGTAGAACTCATCACCCCAAAGATAGTGGATGAGGCGAAGGAGGCCACCGTGTCGATCATGGAACAGTACAGGGCTGATCTAGCATGATGATTCCCCCGGAGGAGCGGCTAGAAACGCTTCCCCCGGGGGTTCCCGATTTAACGCTCGGCTGGGAGGCACTAGCGTGGGCCGCCAAATATCTGAAACATCCGAACGGGCTTCGCGCCGGGTTGCCGTGGGTTTACACCGAACGGCAAGCCAGATTCATCCTGTGGTTTTACGCGATTGATGAGAATGGCAAGTGGCTTTTCTATAACTCTTTCCGCCGACTGGCCAAGGGGAGTGGCAAGAGCCCGTTTGCCGCCGCCCTGGCCCTGACGGAGTTGCTGGCCCCGGTCCGGCTTGATCGGTTGGACCCCCAGGTGCCAGGCGCATGCATCGGCAAGCCAGTGGCCATGCCGTGGGTACAAATAGCCGCAGTGTCCGAGAAACAAACCGATAACACGATGCGTCATGTGCGCGCGATGGCGAATAAGAAAGCCGCACCTAGATTGCACCGTGATTATGATATTGACCCCGGTAAAACCCAAATCAATATCGTGCCGGAGGGAAAGCTAGAGGTCATTACGTCGTCAGCCATGACCCAAGAAGGCGCCGAAGCCACGTTCATCGTTGGTGACGAGCTCGAACACTGGACACCAGGCAACGGCGGCACCAAGCTATACAGCACCCTGGCGGACAACCTGGCCAAGTCAGGAAGCCGGATGCTAGGGACCCTGAATGCTTGGGAGCCAGGCCTAGGCACGGTTGGCGAGAGTACCTTCCAAGCGTGGTGTCTCCAGGAAAACGGAAAGTCGAAGAACGACCGGCACATCCTCATGGATATCCGCCAAGCCCCGCTAGACACCAATCTGGCTGACGCCATATCGCTTCGCACCGGGCTGGAGTTTGTATACCAGGATTGCCCATGGGTGGACGTTGATACCATCATCACCAGGGTTTGGTCCCCGGAGGCATCCCCGGATGACTCCAAGCGCAAATACCTGAACTGGCCTACCGCGGCCGCGAACGCCTGGGTAGACCCGAATGATGTTGCGCTCATGGCGCGCCGGGAAACCATCGTGGCAGAAGGGGAGGAGATTGTCATGTTCTTCGACGGCTCATTGTCCCGCGATACCACAGCCCTGGTGGGGTGCCGGGTTAGCGATGGCCATGTGTTCCTGATTGGGTCGTGGGATCCCGGCAACAGTCATAACACTGCCGGTACGGTGGATGTGGAGGCGGTAGACGCGCGTGTGGATAAAGCCTTCGCTAGGTATGATGTGAGAGCCTTTTTTGCAGACGTCCGTGAGTGGGAAAGCTTCACGAAGGTCACTTGGCCGGCCCGCTATAAAGAACGGTTACAGCTCTGGGCGAGCCCTGGCGGGAAGCAGCCGGAGCCGATTGCGTGGGATATGCGCGGAAAATTGTTCGATTTCACCCAAGCGTGTGAGCTCACAGAGAGAGAAATTATCGAGCATGCTTTTACCCACGATGGCCACCCAGTGCTTACTGCCCATATGCGGAACTGCCGGCGCGCAGAGAACCGATATGGCATATCAGTGAAAAAAGAGTCCCCATCATCGGCGAAAAAAATTGATGCCGCGGTGTGCCTAATCGGGGCGCGCATGGTTCGCAGGCTGTATCTAGAGCACGCGGCGCATCACATGCCGAAGCATTCAGGAAGGGCGGTGTTTTTATGAGCATGAGCCATAGCCAGGTTTTATCTGCTGTGCGTGGTTTACTGGCACAGTATGCCAGGGAGCGCCAAGTGTTTGACCGAATCAACAGCGCGATGCGCCCATGGAATCGGCAAGAAATCATTAACCGGTTCGGTATTCTGAAAGATAAAAACGCCAACCTCATGATCGACCGGCAAATCCAGCTCGCTAGGGATTCGCAAACCATGTATCTGCCTTTGGTTTTGGATACATTCGCGCAGTCGATGAAAGTAGAGGACTATTTCTCAGGCGTTGATGCTGGTGCCCGCGCCAGGGCGTGGAAGCACTGGCAGCGTAACAACCTTGATGCCCGCCAAACCGGCATTACCCGCGCCGCCCTGCAATACGGCACGGCATACGCTGTGGTTGACCAGGGTGTTGTGGGTGGTAACGCTGCCCCGCTGATTACCGGCGTGTCCCCCCGTCATATGACTGCTTACTATGGTGAGGCCTATGCGTGGCCGGGCGAGTCCGGTGTGGCATCAGAATGGCCTATTCTGGCCCTAGAGGTCAAGGGCAACCGCATGCGGCTATTCGATGAGGAAAAAATCTACTACATCGGCGCTATCGAAACCCCGCAGGAAATCAAGGATTGGGCGGCTCACCCATGGAACACAGCCCAGAATCTCCAGCTCATCGAAGCCCGCGACCACCACGCGGGTGTGCCCCCAGTAGTGAGGTTCCGCGACCGGTGGCTTCTGGAAGGTGAAGAAGTCGCAGGCATCATCGAACCGTTGATTGCGCTGCAAAGCCGCATTGATCGCACGAGCTGGGAGGCCGCGGTCGCCCAATACTACAGCGCTTTCAAGCAACGCTACGTCATCGGCTGGGCTCCAGCTGATGACGTTGAGGGCATCCGCATGCGCGCCAGTGACGTGTGGCTCATTGACGCCGACGCGAAGGTCGGCCAGTTTGATGAAACGGACATCCGCCAGTATGTGGATGTGAAGCAGGCGTCTATTCGTGATATGGCGGCTATCGCCCAGGTGCCGGCTCAGTCGCTCGGCGCTAACGCTATCAGCAATGTTTCCGCAGATGGTTTGGCGGCTATGGAGTCCGCCAAGGATCGGAAATCCTCAGAGATCCGAACCTCCCTGGGTGAATCTTACGAGCAGCTGCTACGGCTCTGTGCTCACCTTGATGGTGACCAGCAGGAAGCCGCTGACTTTGCGTCCGAGGTCAAATGGGCTGACATGACAGCCCGAAGCTTCGCTCAAACGGTGGATGCCCTGGGGAAACTGGCCACTATGCTGAGTATCCCCCCGGAAATCCTTTGGGAAGACATCCCCGGTTTCACTGCTGAAAAGATCAAACGCATCAAGCAAACGATGACTAGAACCCCAGGGCTTGATGCTTTTGATGCTACGGCGGAACCTCCACTAGGCGACACGATTACGCGCTAACCCCCGGAGAGGCAGGTGACACATGGACCTGTACTCATACCATCAGGCTGACCGGCATATCATCGACTGGTTGGCTGATGCGATCTACAGCCTCATCAAAAACCGGGGCGTGCCCACCAGCCTCGATGACATGTGGGAGCTCGTTACCGAGCTAATCCCCCTAATCCAGGAAGCACGCACCCAGTCATATAAGGTTGCTATCGCCCACATTCATTCCGTGGCCACCACCCATGGCATCCAGATCACCCCAGCGCCTCAAAAACCCTACTACCCCAATGCCGCCTGGAAAATGCTAGCCAGGGCCCTGGGATGGAACCCCACCCGGGACCCTATCCCCGGTCGCATCACCGACTACGATGCCGCCTACCAGCAGCAGCTCGCGGACAAAATCATCCCCTTCCCGCCCGACCCTACCGACCCCGTCCTGGTCGACAAGGTAGCGCGCCGGGTAGCGGCAGGGGCAACGCGGCATGCCCGTGCCGCAGGTAGGGACGCTATCGCTGATACGGCTGACCGTAATGAGGCAAAACCAGCCAAGCGGCGAGTTGTAGTGCAGGTTGATAACGAATCGGATGCCAGGCGCCTGCGTGACGAGTTCTCCGACCCCCGCAAGGTAGCAGTTGACCAATATGTCCGGCCGGCCAAGGGCGGTGGGGTAGTGCTGGGATGGGCCAGGGTTCTCACCGGTGCGGAAAGCTGCGCGTTCTGCGCCATGCTTGCGTCCCGCGGACCCGTGTATGAGGAATCCACCGTCCTCACCTCGGAAGAAGGCAAAGCGTATCACGATCATTGCGACTGCAAAGCAGTGCTGGTGATTAAGGGAAGGCCATGGGAGGGCGAAGCCGAATACAAGGCGCTTAAAACGCTTTGGAATGACGCCCGCGATCATCCCACCAAAGAGGAACTAGATAATGACCTAGAGATGCCAATAGACCGGTTCAGCAGCCGCTATCGGCAACTGGCGAAAGAAAATCCAGAAGTATTCGCAACCTTTAAGGATAGCGCCGACGATCCTGGCCAGCGGCCAGAGGAGATAGTGCCCGACTCTCACCCCGGCGGGGAAGACCATGGTCAGTCTCCCCGGCCGGTGGAGGATTCCGGTAGCGTGTCAGAAGACGGCGGTATGGGGTTGGCTGGGAGTGCTTTCGAACAGCCAAATAGTGATGGAACATTCACGCTGCCGGCGAAAGACGGATTCCCCGAACTACGGTTGTCAACGCTTTATCCATATGATTTGGACGAATACCCGCGGCTGGAGGTTCCTGAAACCATGGAGCAGGCAGCAGTGCAGGTATCTCGTGTGAATTCCTTTGCTAACTGTGTGCGTGCTACTGCTGCTGCTGTGATGCGGATGCGCGGCTATGACATCTACCCGTACGCTACCTTGTATTCCGGCTCTGGTGGAGGTCTTCAAATCCTTGAGGCTTTGAAGATGTGGGAAACCCCTGAAGGTCCAGTAGAGGCAATTCAAACCACCGCTGAAGGCTGGGAAGCTGCGTTAAAGAAAATGCCTGATGGCTATGGGGTGTTTTCCTTTGAAATAGCGGATGCGCAGCAAAGGCATGTGATTCTCTGGAAGAAGGCAAGCGGTGGCGTGGTATTCGTTGATCCCCAAGCTGGAAAGGTAATTCCTTATGAGAAAATAGATGCTGAAGCTGCCACCGATGTCATTATTGCTAGGTTGGATAATGCTGAGCCTGTAGCCTGGAATCTTCCTGATGTTATTCAACCATTTGCTAGCATGTAA